AATTTGGTAGTTGGGGCAAAGGTAACAATTGATGGAGTGGTTTATGATAAACCTATTTCACATACTAGTGATCGTTATGGATTGAGAAAATATGTGAAATTAACAACCGAAAAAGGTCTTATTACTAGAGTAGTTTTAGTAGATTCGATGGACCGAGAGCTGTACGTAAAAAATATGAATTACCAAAAAGGCGCGCAGGGTTATACCATTGCATTCCCACTCACACTTGAAGCAAAGGAAGTGAAAGAAAATGGCTGAATTTATGACAGGAGAAATTCCTTTGAATTTTAAAACAAATCCATATAAACGAGTGGAATGGGAGGATGATTTAACTGACCCCAACACTGGTGAAGTGCTAGAAGAGGGCACAATTTTTTGGGCGGAATATGGAAATAATCTTGAGTGGGGTCTTTATAATGCATACCGTTTTTTGATAGAACAAGCTCGCCAAATGCAACGTATGCAGATCCAGATGGAATTGGACGGGCGAGTACCTGGGAACTCTGGGACATTTGCTGATGTTTTAGATGGCAGCTCAAACAAAATTAAATTAGATAATGCATTAACAGATATTATCGAAGCTGTTACAGCTAACACAACTACTTTAAAAGTGGCTAGTGTTGATGGCTATACACCATTTACACAGGTCACTATTTTTGATGATGAACACATTGAGGACGTTGTGATCACTGAGGTAGGAACAAACACTATCAAGGTACAAGCATTAAAAAATGCGTACAAAAAAGGTGCTAAAGTGGCTCGTAGTAATGTCTGGATTGATACTGTCAACGCTGAAATGGGTGTCGGTGATTGGCAGACATTTAGTGTTGATTTAGTGGAGGTGGTATAAGAATGGCACAGTATTATTATGATAAGTTTACAGCAATAGCAAATACATCTTATGTAGAGCCTGGTTGGGCATCTCAAGGAAGTGATTTTTCAGTACGATATGCCGATTTAGCTAAATCCTACTCATGGAATCCTAGCACGGGGAAATTCACGGTTAATAGTGATTTTTATGCAAGTGGAACCACGGTTCCGACTGGGGCTATTGGGTACAGACTGTTAGGAACTGTGTTATATAGATATTCTAAGACAGACGGGAGTAGTCTTGCGGAATACTCTTCAAACTCTTCGGCAAGTACCAAAGATTCCAACTCCGCAAGCACAAACACAAACTATAGCAAAGGCTCGCTAGTACAAGCAGGTATTGTAGCAGAGGACGGTACGTACCCAGCAAACGGACGACATACCGACGGGTATTGGTACGTGAAAGGAACACTTGTATCCACACAAGAGGGAGAAATTGTTGCTGGTAATACATGGTCAGCGTTGAACCCCATATCTAAAAAATTAGTGCGTTTAGATAATGGTTGGCTGGTTGCGGCTGCAGTATACCAAAACAACTACATCTATATTATGGTATCAAAGGACAACGGGGTAACGTGGACATTAAAAGGTAGCATTAGTAATGGCGCTGTACGTGATGTGTCATTAGTTGCTGTAGGTAACGACGCCGTATTCTCGTTCTCTAATGGGACGTCAATTATGTTATACAAATGGGCGTCAGCTACAGAGGGGCAACCTGTATTTTTAGGGCAGCTAGGCAATACTGCGACTGTGCTTGAAACAGGCATATCGTTTTTCTGGGATGCTACACGTAAAACCCTACATGTAGCGTATGCAGGGACGTACGGCTCTAGTTACGCCATTTATTACTCAGCAATCACAAATGACCTAAAGACGTTTAGTACGCCCCGCGCAATTGGGGGTATTAATAGTAGCGGTATGTACCATTCAATGCCTACAGTGTTAGTTGACGTTAATAAGGGTTATGTATATCTTATTGCGCGATACTTGGGATCGTCTATGTATTCTATTGTAACAGCGCGTAGTGTCGACTACGGGACTACATTTAATGGGTTTAATACTTCTATCTATGGTAGCGTGGCAGGTTATAGTTGTGATTACCCACAAGCTGTTATAGACAATTATGGGCGTCTACATGTCGCATTTCATCTTAGCGAAGCGTCCAACCCTACTAACCATACGCTGTATAGATACAGTGACGACGGTTTGACATGGCGTGGAAGTATAACCCCATTACGAACGGATAACAACATGCAATACCCTGTACTGACTGTGGACAAGGGTAACAATGCATTTATATTTGGGACCACGAACACTGATAAGAACCTTGTGGTGTATACATCAACAGATCGCGGAGGTAACTGGAGTCAAACAGCGAAAAGCGTAAAATTGGACGCGCGACAAGCACACCCGTTATATGACCAAACGTTTAAGTTAACGTTTGATGTAAATGATATAATGCCTATCATGTATAAAACGCTGGGTTCACCTGTGGGGTTATATTATGCAGGTCAAATAACAACTAATAGAAAACCGTCGATTACGGTAATTTCGCCATCTAACAATCAAACATTATACGAAAACGACACAATCAACATCTCGGGCGATGCCTACGATTCTGACAAAGACCAATCAGTCACAGTCTACTACCAAATTAACAGTGAGCAGCGTAAAGTATTAGCAACAAACCTAAGTCAGACACAAATAACATTATCTAAGCAACTAACGTTTAAAGGTGGAAAATTGTATGATGGCGAAACGGCACTTACTGGAACCCTTGCCGAAGGGGTAGCACATACCTTAAAAGTCTGGGCAGTCGATAGTGAAAACAGCCAATCAACTACTATTGAGCGAACATTCTATGTCGTGCCTAACAGAGCCCCACTATTAGCTATCGACGCAGTGGTGCCAAGCGGAATTATTAATACTGATAAATTTAAAATCAGTGGTACTGCATCAGATCAGGACGCAAATTCTACATTAACTGTAAATTACCGAATTAATTCAGCGAATCCGATTGAAATTTACACTGGTACAGGTGGGGCTTGGGAGTTTGAGGTATCACTTGGCCAGCTACAAGTCAGCGAAAATTTAATCGTTGTTGAAGTAATTGACAACTATGGTGCAAAAACAAGTAAAACGATTAAACTCAATAAAAATGAAGTCAAAACGCCTATTTTGCAATCTGTAGCGAGGTATAAGATTTCCCCTCCTAAAGGTTCAGCAAGAGGCGTTTTAATATGGGTTCAACGTGACGAGGAATTGGATTTAAAAGTTGAATTATCAATGACATTGGTTGGCGAGCAGGAGCAATATGTATTACTTGAAGCAGACTCAGACAAGATAGTACCTGTTACTGATGGGATTGTGGAAGATGAATATTACCATGAAACTGTTGAACCAATGGACAATATCATCCTTAAATTAACCTCGTCTAGACCCAACATAAACATTGACAATAAAGTTTATTTAATTATGGGGGTGGTTGAATAATGCAAAGACGTAGAAGATTACCTGATGGCTCATGGGGTCCACTTGAAAAAGTAGGTTCAATACCAACTACCGAAGAACAAGTCATGTCATTAGGCGAACAACTAGCACAAGAGAAAATGAAGAATATCCAAAAAGATCTCTTGATTAATAACTTAGGTTCACAGTTAACCCAACTAAAATTAGATGTAATTACAATGAAGGGTGGTGACGAATGATGGAGTTTTGGCAAATTGCTTTTATGTTCAAGTGGGTGACTGCTGAACAATTAAGAATTGCTGTAAAAACAGAGGCCAATCCGTTTGGTGAGATCACACCTGAACAATACAAAGCCATAACAAAACAAGAATTCGAGACGCAGGTAGAAGCTTAGCGTTATTCATTTGGTAAAAAATAGGGTAAGACACTATTAGGCGTTTTCAATATTCACCACATTCTAATGCTTGTGTATTATTAATATACACAAAGTAGAAAGGTGGTGATTACTATACTAACAAACTTATGTATGATTTTTTTATTAGGGGTTGTTGCCTTTGATAAAGATATACCTTTACACATGAAATTAGTACAAATTAGTTTTTTAACTGTATTCTTTTCAAGTCTACAGGGATAACACTTTTTTGAAACTATATACAACAAGATAAAAGAAAAGCACTGTACCGAGCAGTGCTATTTTTTATGCCTTTCTCAGTCTTGTGAAGGGCTATTATTTTGATTTCTGAGGTGAACTAATGGATGAACAACGAATTGGAAAGTTAGAGCATGATATGACTGATGTAAAAACTCGCTTAGCCGTAGCTGAATCAAATATCAGGGAAATTAGAGAAGATATTGGTGGAATTAAAGATAATACAACTTGGATTTTAAGATTAGTTATTGGTGGACTAGTGGGAGCATTGTTGACCTTTATTATAAAAGGAGGAATGATTTAATATGAAAATTAACTGGAAAGTACGTTTACATCATAAGCCATTTTTAGTGGGAGCATTTTCATTATTACTATTATTAATTCAACAGATTGCTGCTTTATTTGGCTTTGATACTACGATTTACAATGAGCAAGTCACAGATATTTTTAACACTGTGCTTGCTTTATTAGTTTTATTTGGTGTCGTGAGTGATCCAACAACACCAGGGCTAAATGATAGTGAGAGAGCAATGAGATATGACCGAAAGGATGGTATGAAATGAGCTACACAATTGAAAAACGATTAATGTCAGGACTACCTAACAAGGCTTTAACGGCAGTAAAATATGTAATTGCTCATGAATCAGGTAACGGTAATAATACAGGTCCAAATGCTTTGGAAAATGAAATTGCATACATGAACCGAAATAAAGCAGAGGCATTCACTTCCCACTGGGTAGGTGGTGGAGGACGTATCGTGCAAATTGCGCCAGTTGGCAGGTTACAGTATGGTTGTGGTCCAAAAGGTAATCCACTTAGCTATGCACAAGTTGAATTGGCTCGTACATCTGATAAAAAGCAATTTAAAAAGGACTATGCTGCTTATATTTGGTTGTTACGTGAACTAGCTAAAGAGGCTGGAATACCTGTTATATTGGATGGGGCAGGTAACGGCATCAAGTCACATCGGTGGATTACCGATAATCTTAAAGGTACAACACATAGAGATCCATATGATTATTTAGCGAGTATGGGGATTACAGAGGCACAATTCAAACTAGACATCTTGAATGGTTTGGAGGAAGTAAAAGGGGCGCAAATTACAAAAGCTAAAGTCATGCTTAATGATAATAAAACAATTCCTGCTGTGATTATAGATGGTAGGACGCATGTTCAAGTACGTGATATTGCGGATTTGTTAAATTTAAAGCTTGTCTATAACAATGAAAGTAAAATAACAAAATTATACGAAGTAAAATGATAATATCAGCTCTCTTGTAATTCAAAGGCCCATTACCAATTAAGGTAACGGGCTTTTGTTATTCTTCAATTGTCTCATCAAAAGTTTTTCTTCCTGGATTTATTTTATTAACATGAACATTTATTTTACCTATTGAATTTTCCGTTAAAGGTATTTTTCCATTATGCTCGATTTTTTTCCATACCTTCACATTACTTCTGTATAGATATTCTGATAAACGATATACATCAGCATCTAATTTTAAACCTTCTTGATACGTTTCTTTAACTTCTTTTTCTATTTGTTGAGCGATATTTTTTCTCACTTCATCCGTAGTAATCTTTCCTTTGAATCCATTGAGTGTTCCTTGTATTTTGATATCAATTTCAAATTCAACTTGATCGTTTTTATTAACAATGGGCTTAACTTCGAGATTTAAATTAT